TCGTTTTGATAGAAAAGGAGGGAGCGAACCAAATTTCGACTGGTACGCCCCCAATCTCAAACTTGAGCACGTTAGAACAACCCCCTTATAATCGCGTAAGTTAGCAAGAAGTGTTCCTTGTCGGCGCGGTAAAACTCAAGTGGGTAGTAGTAAATGGTTTCAAGCCCCATTGAAAGTATCTCTTGACCAACAAACTCGCGAGTTGCATACTTGGAGTTTTTGTATTTCTCTTCCCAGCCATAGTAACGGCCTACATACCAATCAAAGAATTTGTCCTTCTTCGCCATCTCGTTATTAACGAAGGTTTCGAGAGGTTCATCTTTGGTGCGCCGTAAGTAAAACTCCGCAATAAGGTCGGCCACGGCTTTATTGTTCCAATGAAGCACGTGACCAACTTCATGAATGACAACCCAAGCTCTTTCATGAGGCCCGAGCCAGATTTCACCCTTAGCACCTTTCGCGTAAGCTCGTTGAATGTCGTTACGGAAGCGAAGCGTAATTCCCGTCTCAGGTGCAAGCGCGGGGTCAATGTATTTGAGAATCCAGTTTTGAGCCTCCTTGACAGCTTGACGGAGTGTGGTTGCATTCTTGTAGCTTGCAGTCATAGGAGGTTCCTTGATGGTAAACTTTTTCTTAGACTCCTCAGTTTGTTTAACAGGTTTAAGGCCATCCCACTTGACAACTTTCTTGTTCATACTAAGAGCTTTACGCAACCGGTAAACAACGTCGTAGTATCGAGGAGAACGTTTAACAAACTGCTCAGCAAACTCATCAACGATCTGCCTCATGGCTTCAACATTTCCATCAGCCTCCGCGAGTTGTTTCATGAGCTTTTCAATGTCAGGTTTTATGCTATTGTCCATGTAAAACTTGTAGGTCTTACCGAACAATACAAACGTGCCGCGAAACTCCTCCGAGTTGAACCCCAACCAAGCAAAGCTCGTCTTCGCATCTTCCTCGCGAAGGTTCGTTTCGCGAACAAGCATTTTTTCAGCACGTTCCAAAACGAGGTTCAGTTTGAGCCCAATGTCCGTGACGTTCTTAATCGCAATCTTGAAGTCGTCGTCATTGAGGTTGCGAATCACGTCAGGGTCTTTCACTTCGCGCGGGTCGATCTTCTTGCGCGGTTGCACAAGAGGTTCGGTCTTACCTTGGAGTAGTTTCGGAAGAGGGGAGTAGGACGCAAAACCTTCGTCAGGTTTTAGCGTCGTGTCGAAGTTGTCTTCCCATTCCTCGTACTTGGTCACAGGGAGCCAAGTAGAGCGACATTGGAAGTGGTTTGGAGGCGTGTACTCCGCAATTATGTCCGCGCGTTGAATGCTTACAATCTTACCGTCAAGGCTTCTACAAAGCTCCGTCGTGCGTCGGTCAACAATCGCGTCGTATTGGAGCGCTTCGACGAAGCCATTCACCTCGGGGTCAAGCCAGCGAGCTAGCCTGCCAGCGTTATACATTTTGCTCGTCTCGGTGCGAGCAATGGTTTCCGCGTGCCAGTCACTCAGCCAAGTATTGGCTTTCTCGCGAATGCGCTTGGTAATGTCGCGAATGGGAAGACCTTTCTCAAGTCCTTCGCGAAGCGCTTCCCGAATGCGGTTAAGAACCGTTTCGTCAGTGATGACGCTAATTTCGAGACTGTACTTGTCGAGAAACTCCCGCGCTTCTTCAGGGAATACAACTTCCAACTCGTAATCAACGACATTCCACGTGTCGTCTTCGTTCTCAGCGAATTCGTAGAGCTCCTTGAGGCGCATGAGCTCAAGGTGAGCCCGCAAAACTCCTGCCTCGGCTGCGGAATAAATCAGCTTGCGAATGAGTTTGCGCCATTCTTTTTGACTTGGCATTTGCAAGCTCTTGAGAATGCCTTCAACTTCGTCTTTATCTCCATTTTGGTGAGCTTGAATGAGCTCGTCAAGAATCTTATTCACGCGCTCGACGAGTAGTTTTCTCCGTTTCGTGTTTAGCCTCCGAGCCCCTTTGAGGAATTCCCCTTCAAGGCGGTCAAAGTCGCGTTGAATGAGGTCAATGTTTATACGCTGGCGACGCTCCGCAAAAGTGACGTGTTTGCGAGGAAGGAGCTCGGAGGCTTTTACTTTCCCTCCGAGTCACCTTCCTCTTGAGGTTGTTCGCCTTCTTGAGGTTCTTCTTGAGGTTCCTCCTCGGGTTGCTCAGGTTGTTGGTCTTTCGGACGCAACGGGAAGCCGAGCTCCTCGCGAATCCAGTCTTCGTCAGGCGCAATAACCTTAGCTTGAATGAGCAAGTGGAAGACGCGCGCCATTTTCTCAATGTCCTTATTCGCGAGAGGCTTAAAGTTGAAGGACGGGTAAGCCTTGACATTCGGGAAGTTGAGGTCAATGAGAGGACAAATGACTTCTTCTTCGATCAGCGCTTTAATGTCACGTTGCAGCGCTTCGAGGCGAATCATGAAAACGTCAAACTGGTTTCCCGTGAGCGCATAGGAGCCACTTTGACCGCGCGAGAGGGAGAGGAGCATTGGAGGAACAAGCATAGCTTCCATGATCTTGCGGTCATGGTGTTCGATGTACCCAATAAAGTCCGCATTCGAGCCTTGAATGGCTTTAATGTCATCATCACCCGAGATGGCAAAGCCCGTCATGGCGTTGACTTTTTCGAGAAGCTTCTTCATCTTGTTTACGTCTCGCGCATCTCGGACTTTGCCAATGAGTAACGGAGTACCGTAGCGCTCATAAGCAATGTTCGCAAAACGGTACATCTTGTCCTTGATGTACCAGTGTTTGTAAACGTTGCGAAGAATCGAGTTTCCGTAAGGGTTGCCAAAGCGCTTGTCGTAGGCGAACCAAATGACTTTGTTGCGGGGAATTTTAATTTCTTTAGAGCCAACTCGCTGGATGACATACTCAATGTCACCAAATTTGTTGGTCTTCACCCAAATAGTATGCGGGTCAAGCACCTTGAGCTTTTTGAGCATAATCTTGCCGTCGCGGTACTCGAAGACTTTTTCCGTGCAGGAGAAACCATATTCAAGCGCGGAAAGCATCTCAGCAATTACGTCTTCGAGGTTACCTTCCAGAAGTTCAAAGTTCTCGTTAATGAATTCCGCGTATTTCTTCGTCTCGGGGTCGTCGCCAGTGACAGTAAAACCGCGAGCAGTCGCACAAAGTTTAATCATGTCAAGGCCCGCTTTCACTTGGCCGTCTTTGAGCATCTTGTCATACACGTCGAGAGTGAAGTCCGACGGGTTGAAGTCTTCCATATCGGGGTTATAGGTGTCGTCCTTGTAAATACCCATCTCGCCAAAGAGCTCCCGAGCAAGGTCAAGGAGCTCTTGCTCGCGGCGAGCGTAGGTATTCCAAGGTAGGCGTTCACGAATCTTGTTCAGAAGGCCCATGAAAGTTTCCCTCCTTACCAGTTGTTCTCACTCGGTAGTTCGTCGAGGTCGTCAAACACGTATCGGTCGAAGTCTTCGCGCTCCACTCCGTCCCACTCGAAACGGTTTTCAATTTCGTAAAGGCCTTCTCGCACGTAGTTGAGGGAGTGGAAAGCGTCGTCAGGAGAGGAGTGGTCGTAAATTTTGCGTCCCGTGGAAGTGGTAGACTCAGCGAATTTGAGTTCAAGAGCCGTGTAGTGGTCGAAGAAAGGTTCAACTCGCTCAGGTTCTTTGTACGGAATGACAATTTCACGACGCTTGAACATCTGAATGAGGCAGTCCATCGAGTAGGTGCGGTCAACTTGGAGGGTGTATTCACCCTTGTATTCGCGCTTTTTCGGGTCAGTATGGTAGGTGACATAGCGACAAGCAATTGCCATGCGGCCAAAAATCTCGTAGAGCTTCTGCGCTTCGTAGGAACCGTAACCAATGTCACCCACAATCTTCTCGACGTTGAAACGATCAACGAGCTTGACAATGTGAGCAACAAGCTCCTCGTGGTTGTCAATCTTGCACTCTTCGATGTAGTCAATGACGAGCTTGCGCTTGCCGTCAACCCACTCGCGGTGACCAATGTGAATAATCGTCTTCGACTTACCACCGCTACCGTAGTCGATCCCCATGACCGTCGGAATATCCGAGTGGTCTTTCATGGCGAGGTTTCTATCCGTACAAGCGAGAACGTCTTCAATGCTTACAGGCTGCTCGCTACCAGAGAAGAATTCGCCAAGAACCTCGTTAGCAAAGGTCATGGAGTCCATCGTGAGGTAGTCACGCCAAATCTGGTTAGCGCTAATCCAAGGCATGTTGAGCTGGGAGAAGAGGTAACCCGAGTAGAGCTTGTTTTGTGGTTTCGTTGGAACCCAACGACCATTCGTACGGTCTAGCTCGCTCGCACACTTGAGGCAACCAAAGTATCTGCGCTCTTTCTCGGTTCCCTCGTTCTCCACCATGATGTTGTCCATCGTGATGAGTTGCTCAAAGCCGCAATTTCGACAGGTGACGAACCACTTCTTNTGGTCGGACTGTCCCCAGAGAACGCGATGATAGTAGGTTCCCGCTTGTTTTGGTGTTCCCGTGTAGAAGCAGCGTCCGTTAATGTCTAACTCGGGGTCGTGAATCTCCGAGTGAGAGACGCTCTTTTCAATCGCCTCGATGGCCGTTTGGGTAATGTCTTGAACCTCGTCAAAGAAGACCATATCACCAGAGATACCGCGAAGAGCGTCCCCGTCTGACCATGCACTCCCAAAGTAGACAATACTCGAATTGGTGAAACCTATTGCGGTTTTGGCATCTCGCTTGCGGTCAACGGAGTGTTCAAGGATTTTCCCGCGAGACTGAGCGATGGCTTTGCGGAATCGGTCGTTCACAAAGCGAGTGACTTGCTCGTTGCGGGGAGCCGTGTAGGTGATGGTCGTGTGTGGGCGCGTGTAGAGGTGGTAGAGGAGTTTCCTGCAAACCGTCTCGGACTTTTCGACTTGGCGACCTGCAACGATCACAATGCGAGGGTGAGGGTCTCGGTAAACGTCAAAGAGGTGGTTGCGCTGCTCGAAGCTAAATGGTTTGCCCTTAATCGTTCCCGTGAGAGTGGTGAATTGGATTGGGTCGAGGAGCTTCTCGCGGAGTTCGCTAAATTGTTTTGGAGTTAGCAAGGTTTCACCTCCTTGTTGGGAGCGTTCCTCGGTGCGAAAATCGCCTTAAGGAAAGTATTACTTGTAAAAATGTCAATGTGCGTGTGCGAAAACACCCCCTACCCTTATTTTTCCAAGGGGGGAGGGGGGGTAGAAGCTCCCCGCGAGCCAGTCACACACGAGCGTCACTCGCTCGTCTCCTGCTCGCGAGAAGCCTCGCTATTACCTTGGTCTTGCTCAGTTACTTCCTCGGTGTTGTCTTGGAGCTCATTACAGTCTGCACTCCGCTCAGTATCTTTGCCTTCGAGTTGAGGTTCCTCCGCTTGCTTGCGCTCAGGAGGAGGAGGCGCTTGCGAGAGAAGTACTGCAAGGTCAACCATGCTCGGGTTATCCTTGTTGTCTTTGGACTCTTTGAAGCGACGGTCTAGTGCAAGCGCCTGCATGTAGCGCAGAAACTTGGAGTCGTAGTCGTTGTAGGAGTTAGACTCCTCGACGAGTTCATACGCTTCCGCAACCTCTTTGCGCTGGTTGAGAATGAAGTTGCGTAGCGCTCGATCGAGGAGGAGCATGTTTGCAGGGTCAAGGTCGAGCTTCTCGCAATAATAGTTCATAAACCACGTATAGAATTCAAACTCTTCTTGGGTCATGACGAAGCGAGAGTAGAGGCCGTGAATGAGTCTAGCTCGCGGGTTGAGTTTTTCGAGGGCTTTGCGCTTGCCTTCTTCGGTGATAGCGCCAGTTGCGTTCCCTCCGTGGCGCAAGCAACGACCGTTCGTAGTTCCGTCCTCCTTGTAGTAGGGCTTCTCGGTGCAGATTTTACCCGTCTTGTGGTCGATTGCGCCGCAAATAATGTCGATCTTCTTAAGTTGGTCTTTGATTGCGAGCGCTCGTTTCTTGCGGGACTTGGTGTATTTCATGTTGTTAATGCGCTCAACCTCTTGCAGTACCTTCGTTTGGAGCGCTTTGGCAATGCGAATGTCGTCTTGAAAGGTTGCCACTTGGTTTCAACCTCCTTTCTGGCGCGTCATTACTGGACTTCCCGTTGCGGAGTTGCGGCGCGCGGCGGGGAGGGAGAAAGTTATCCACAATCTGTGGAAAACTTAGTGACAAGCGAGCTCGCGGGGAATGAGCTAAATTCGAGGAGTTTCACCTAGTGAAACAAAATCCAAACTAAATTTTCACCACTTTTCGTCTTGCAACTTGTATCGCTTACACCTCACGAGCATTCTCACCAGCCCCATACTCGAAGAGCGTCACATAATTAACGTGCTGGCAGTCTTGACACAACACCACGAGTCGAACCTCGCCTCTAACGTAAAACTCCGAGCTATGCTGCACTACCAGAAGAACCCTTTGACACTTCTCGCACTGTATCATCGCTTTCGCTTCCTCCGTTCGTGCTCTTTTTGAGCCACTTCGAGGAGGACAAGCAACACGGAAGGGTTTTTCTTCACAAGCTCGCGCTCAACAGCCTCATACAACAGGAAGCCATACTCTTTCCCGTAGTACTTCTTGAAAAGGCGAATCCTTCTCGCGCTTTTCCTGTCCATGTAGCCCTTGACTTCAATCCAAACGTTGTAATCGGGCAAGTAGAAGTCAGGGAGATACGATTCGCGCTCCCTCCAGAAGTGGAACCTCTTTGGCTCATACTCCCACCTAATCCCGAGCTCGGTCATGAGCTCAGCAAGTTCCACTTCCCAAGAGCTCCGAAACCCGCGCCCGAGCTTGGTACTCCAAAAGCGAAAACCTTCCTCGCGGGCTTTCACACTTTTGACGTATTCAAGAGCTTCCTCGCGAGTGGAAAAGACCTTCTCTTCAAGTACCTTGTGTAGAAGGGAAAGCACCTCGCGTCACTCCTCATCTACGTATAGTACTGCTTCAATCTCCTCGCGAGGAATCAAAAGCGCTTGTGCCTCCTCGCCAGTGACATGAATAGTGTCTACCGCAATCAGGTATTCACTCGTAAGTATTACCTTCCTCGCGGTAAACTCAAGAGGTTTCTTTTCTTCTTTGAGTAGAATAGCTACAAACACTTTATCAACTCCTTAACGGTTTTTTAATCCTTCAAGTGTTTGTTTGTATTTCTTAATGTTTTTCTCTAATATCTCGAAAAAGTAAGGATTAAAGGTGTTACACTTCTTAAAGGGAATTACTAAGTACATATAAAATCACCTCCTGAGAGGAAAACTTAAGAGGGAACATAAGAGAGAAAAACATAAATCAAAAACCATAAACTAAAACACATATGAGGAGAAACTAAATAGAGTAACTCATATAAGTTCCATCTCACGAGTTGTATTTTGTATTATGTTTTTGTTTTTATTTATTTCTAGCTCGCGAGATGTAAACTAAATAGAGTAACTCAATATAGTTCACTCTTAATAGTGT